GTTTCTATATCGCGTGCGTGTCTTGATATAAGTATTTCTTCTGGTGGCACAGACTCAATACATACTTGGTCTTTTGGTTTTAATCGTCTAATCGTTAGGTCATAACTTGCTGGTATTTCTTGAGTTATTTCTTCTTGGCTTACAGGATCAAAAGTTACGATGGTTTCTTTAGTTACTGACTCTTCTATAACTTCTACATTCTTATCTAGTATTAATGCTTGATAAGATTGTGGGTCTATGTTGCTATATTCGTGCGTGGTTGCAGTTACGCTGTCATCCCAAAATACTTTTACAAAACCAGTCTTTCTTACTAACGCATCTTTAAAAACGTCATACAAAACTTGGAAGCCTGGATTCTTTTCTCTAATCAGATAGTTAATATAATCGGTTTGTTGTTCTGCTAACTGTATGTCTTCTGGTCCTTTTGGCACAAACTCTACAATCTTCTTAGTGCCAAAAAATGTTCGCATAATAGATGGCAACATAAACAATACGCTTTCTCTTACATCAGTAGATACAAACTCTGATTGTAATGAGCTAGTGCCTTCTGGTTCGTTACCTAAATAAAATTCTGTAGACTCAGCTCTCTCCGCGCCGACTTGATGAATGAAATCTTTAGCATCATCCATCTCAGATTTAATCACACCAACTAGGTCGATCATATCGTTTTGCTCTTGTGCTTCTGCCATGACTTCTGTTTCTTTAATCTTCTTTGCCATAAATTATCCTACTCTGATTATTCTTGATTTAAGCGGTTGTCTGAAATTATAACCTAAAAAGCTTGTGCTTCCACCAAAACTTGCAGCACTTGATGCCATGGTCAGCGCAAGTGCGTCTGCTTTGTCTGGTGACTTGATTCCACGCTTGCGCATTTCGTCTTTACTTTCAATCTTGATTTTACCTGTCGAAGTATATTTATACAAAGGCGCAGCTAGTTCTGAGACTAAATCATCGTCATCTGGCAACCTGCAATCACGTTGCGCGAGCCAATCTTTAATCGCAAACCATAACTCAGCGCGTAGGTTTAAATAATTTTTCTTACTTGACGGAGCTTCGGCTACATTAATTCCGCGCACAGGTAGATTCTGCTCCGCTAGCCTATCCACCACGCCTGCGCCCAAACCAATAACATCAATCAATATTTCTTGTGGTCGTTCTATCGCTGTGCAATCGTCATACATATTCTTAATCACACCACATAACTGCATAAGATCCATAGATTTAAACGACTTAATCTTCATCACATGGTTACCTTGTCTTACACATAGCGCGGAGTTATCACCGCCAAACCTGGCGACATCCAATCCCCATATAATCGGCGCGTTAGCTGTAAGCGATACATCTCTTTCGACTGCTGCTTTGACTAGACTCATTGGTATGACGGTATCATCGTCTGCGGATGGAAACTCGCCCATCACCTCCACGCGCGCTACGGTGGAATCTTCGCCGTATTGCTCAATCATCGTTTGAAAGAGCTTTTGGTCTGTGCCTTCGACTGTGCGCGAGTCGATTTGTTTGTTGACCCAGAACGAGCGCTTGGAGTTAAAGCTGTCGTAGAATGGCCCTGTGTTACGGCGTGGGTTGGAGAAAGTAAACCAATACCTATCGCGCGTGGGTTCGGAGAAGAACCCCTCGCTGACGGAATAAATAGGAGCAGGAATACCTGACGCTTCATCCATTATCAGGCATACGCCGTAAGATGAATGGATGCCTGCAAACGCATCAGGGTTTTCCTCGCTCCATAACTGCGCCTGCGCGTAATAATAACCAGTATCAATCTTGAGGTCGTTTATTAGCGCATCTTCAAACCATTGTGCTGGTTTTATCGTGGTAGCTGTTTTAGTAAACCAATGAGAGTTAATAGCTAATGTTAGCCACTTACCTAACTCCGCCCATGTTCTTGATCTAAGCTGTTGCTCGGTGTTAGCAGTTACGATTATGGTAGAACCAAGTCTAGTAGATAACATCCAAAGTATAATCCATGCGACAAGTGCAGACTTACCAATACCACGACCTGAAGCTACGGCTAGTCTAAACATCTCTGGTAAATCTAATACATTGTTTCGCTCAATGTGTATTGCCATTTCTCGCAAAATTTTTTCTTGCCACTTTCTTGGTCCTTTAAACTCTTCGAGGGGGGTGTCTTTCTGCCCCCATGGGAACACATACTTAACAAAGTTTACTGGGTTGTCTTTGATATGACCTGACCATAGTTCGGTCATCAATTCCTTTTCTAGTTTTACACCGTATTTCATATTAAAAAAAATTAAAAAATTTTAGTTGAGTAGTTATACATATATCACCACCGCCACGCAAACAAAGGGGGGTCAAATGCGATTTATTGAGAGAGATTCGCATAGTTAAAAAGGGAGCATAAAAACTAAGCTCGCATTCAACCCCTTGTTATTCATTCACGCCCTCGCTCGCTTGCTCGCCTTGTGCATTTTTGCTCAATGCTTGCGCGCGCTTGCTCAAGGCAGGCGCAGGCGCTGGCGCGTGATCGATTACTTTAACTCTTTCGCGTGCGCTGTCGAGGATGCCAGCGAGGTTTAAATTGTGTTCGACAGTTTGCTTCTCCGCCCAGGTTTCGCGGTCGGCGGATTTTAGATAAAACTGGATAGCGTTAAACTCGCCCTCTTGTATTTTTTCCATGAGTTTTGTTGTTGCGAGCTGCAAGCCTTTAGCTTTACCAGCGTCTAATCTTTCCTTTAATTCCGAATTTTTTTTGTTTCTATGTTTATTAAAAGTATCCCAACCAATACCAAGACTACGGCAAATATCCATTATTCCCATGTTTAACGATGCCAGGTATTCTACTCTGTCGTAATCTATGACGATTGGTTTACGTCCTCTTTTCTTTGGTGTTTTTACTGTCATATTCCGATTAATTATAGCTTATATGGGTATTTATTATGGTTTTTTAGTAATTATTTACATATTTATTGAGTAAAAGTGTTTACAACTGAGTAAATCTGTGCCTATAATATAGTTACTAGGTTTTAATAACTTAGCATTTACGGAGAAAATAATATGGCAGATATACCAAAGACCAGAACACATAAAAGCGTGATTGGACAGTTGCGAAAGAAATATAATCTAAAAGATAATACGCCGATCCATAAAGTAGAGATAGCAATGTCTCCAGAAGATTGGAAGAAGTTTAGCGAAGCTCTTACCTTTCCTAATGGTAAACCATCGCAAAGAGGTAACCAATGAAATACCAATACGATTATAAAGTAAAACTTAATTGGCAAGACTCCTCTACTGTAGAGGGAAGCGATAAAGATGACGCTTATAAAAGAGCGTATGGAATAATACGATATGCAATCGAACATGATATTTTAGATGTTAAAGACTTGCTTGATGTAGAAATAACTAAATTTGAACCAACTGAAAGATATATTAATTGTGCTTATTGCAACACTCCAATAATACAAAAAATAGGAGTTGGAAGAAAAAAAGTAACTTGTAGTGATTCATGTAGAACATTAAAAGCGAGAGCAAGGAGAACAAAAAAATGAGAATAGAGTTAGATTCATGGGATATAGAAAAAGCAATAGAAGAATATGTTGAGAAACATTTTAATTTAAAAGTTGATTTAAAAGATCAATATCATCCACCTTGTTTTGAAATACAGGCTTATGAACAAAAGAAAGATAAGAATGGAAAAAATGTTCCAGATTTAAGCAAACCAATATTTATGAAAAGAAAATATACAGAGATGGCCGAAGGCTCTTCTTGGATTAGTTTTAATGTAAATTAAGGAAAACAATGAAACGATATAAACCAATAACTTACGCTATGGCTGAATATGCCTACGCATCACATTTACGCGACAACGGACACCAGGGAGAAATCATATACCCACATGAGGCCTCTTCTAAGCTCTTAGAAGACGGCTCATGGCTTTTATTAACAATAACAGGGGAAAGGCTAGGCACAGTCTCTCCCAATGGAACTGTGAGGCTTACATGAAGCGAGAGGACATACCAAAACATTTACGACATCTTGAAGAATGGAGACTGAGAGCGTTGTTCTATTTATTTAGGAGTCCAGCATGAGCAACTTACATAACCAGGAACAACTAGAAAACCAATTTGAAACCATACTGGACCAAGTTTATAAATGGGATAGTAAAGGCTTACTAGAAACTCAAATAAGAGATGTAGTCTTGGCCTATGGTTTACATCAAGACGATGATCGCGATGAAATATTACAATTCATAGCGGAAAGCATTTTAAACGACAATTACGAGGTAGCATCAATATGACAGGTAAAGGATCTGGAAGACGCAAAGAAGACATAAACAAAATACGCAATAATTGGGATGGCGTATTTGGTAAAAAGAAAAAGAAACAGATAACTGAAGTAACCATTGAATTTACCATGGAAGGCAACCCAAGAATAAACGACATGAATAACCAAGTTGAAAAAATGCTTAAAGAAGATAAAATTGTATATACAACCACAACTAAATATATTTAATGCTTGAACTGATTATAAAAATTGTATTATCGCTCGCTGGAGTATTCGCGCTGATGATGTTTATGACCGCGCTAGCAATAGTTATAATCGACAGAAAGCACTAAGTTTGACTAGCGAGGGTGTCATTACCTCTCCGTAAATGACAAATTCCCCTATTAAGCTCTCGCTAGTCCCCTCCCCACGCACGCCGAACGAATCACTCGCGCACTAGGTCAATTAAACCAGCTAACAAAAAATGCTTCCTCCCCCTCGCCTGCGACCTTCTCAACCTTCCAGGTTTACCTTCAAGCACACACCAAATAACTTCCTTGTCTATCAACTCCGCAACCCCACGCCCAGCTGTCTTTCTATTCACACCAGTCATCTTACAATAATAACTAATCGCATCATGCGATGACCAAGTTTCATACCGCCAGCGCTCGCACAATGCCCACAACATTAACTTAGCACCAACCGTCAAATCCTCTCGCCCACACTCGCGCCTAAACCACGCCCACACTATCGATCTCACTCTGCTAAAGTCTCCTTCCTTTCGCGCAAGCGCAATCGGCACTAGCGTGCCTGCGCCTTGATCCTGCGCGTGCGCGGTAATCCACCAATGCTCTTTGTCTATGCTTGTAAATCGTTTCATCTTTCTCCTTTTTCTCTTCCTTCCTCCTGGAGTGTGAAACCCCTTCAGGGTTTCCACTCCTATTAACATGATATGTTAATGGATATATGAGTAGAACTTACTAGGGTTATGGGTAAGTTCTACTATAGTTATGTCCAAGTTCTACTATAGTTATGGGTAGAACTTACTATAGTAGATTCTACTCATGTATCTTTTTTTCTAACTCTTTTGAAAAACTAAATGTAATATTTCCCTCATATCCCTTCATGGTATGCACAGCAGCAACTTGAAATCCTGATTGTGGAAAAGACTTGGGTGTTACAATATTATAAATCTCTTTAAGTGCGAATCCATTTTGCTTCATATCACGAATTCTTCTTTTAGTTGTATAATGGTTAATCGTAGTTAGATAAACTATGTTGTTAGAAATCTTCATTCCGTGTTCTAGAAATTCTCTCATTTTACTCCAAGGTGGATTAGTGATAATCCAATCTACTTTCTGATCATAAAATAAAAAATCTTTATCTTCTGCTAATTCGCACCAATCTTTATCTTCTGTCATAAAGTTATTGTAAAAAGCACCCAAACCGCGACAAGGATCAAGGAGCCTACCTGTAGGTTTGAAATGTTCTATGATATCTATAGCAAGATATTCAGGTGTCATTATCAAATCTTTATCAGGTGTATTCTTTGGTGGACAAAAAGCTCTACCCATAAAACACCTCTTTGTTGTGCAACATCCTTGCGTATTTCGATATGGTTATATTCATAGTTTCTCCTTAAAATTGGTCATATAAATTCATAGGGTTTTGTAATTCTTCTAATGGTTCAAGCACGCCGTCCTTCCTAAATAATGTCTTGGTAGTGTAGTCAACATTACCAGAATTAGATTTAACTAAGGCCGCTTTTACTACGTTCATGCGCTCATATTTAACTCTTTGTTCTTCACATATACGTTCGCAATCCTCCACGCTCGCAAGCCACATAGCTATCGCCCACCGCACGCTGTCAGTTATGCTTGACGCGCCACGAATTTCCGCACGGTGACTCATAGCGTCATCACTATCATTCGCTAATGCTCCCTTATTTAGATGGTGGATCGTTAACGTGGCACAACCAAGTCTGGCGCTAATGTTTGCACAATAAGAACCCCAAAGTTGGCCTGCTTCATTACTGCTTGATACATTGCCAGTTGTAAATGCTTGGAGAGGATCAAAACACACTAACTTTAAATTTGGTATGGCTTGTAATTCTTCTACTAACTCCTGCGCTATAGGTGTAATACCCTCCTCTCTTAACAGTATCATTGGTTCTTTTTGTTCTGGAACAGGAAATACATAGACTTCATGAGAGGAGTTAAATCGCTTGCCCTTTGGATCGAGCAAGTCTAGTCGCCTATGTATTTCCATTAAATCATCTTCCGCACAAAATATAACAGTATTGCCACGCTCCACAACATTCTTACCCCACCACCTGCCTCCGCACGCCACAGATAATGCTAACTGTATGACACTTAACGACTTACCCACGCCACCAACGGCGGCAAGAATACCAGGCTTACCAATAGGAATAAGACCGTCAACTAAAAATTTTTGTGGCTCTGGCTTACCAACAAGATTACGAATCGCATATTTTTGTATGCCTAGCTTATGATCTATTAGTTCAGCTCTAACTTTATCTAAACCATATTTTAAATACAGGTCGTTATAGTCTCCGACTTCACTAGGTAATCGCACCGCACTATTAACCACAGCACTCGCGCACTCTTGCGCCTTCTTTTCTCCCACTCCACTCTCATCATTATCAAGCGCAAGAATAAATCTAGCACCTGTCAGCTTGCGTAAATTAGAGGCTGCATCCAACAAAAAGTTGGCACTAAAAACGCAAGCTACAGGAATTTGGGTAGCTTCATAAACTGAAGCAGCAGTTGAGTAGCCTTCAACTAAAATTAATTTTTCTATATTGTTTAAATCTTGTAAGGTCGTACCGATTAAAAATACATTACCTTTGATTTCTGAGGCGGAAGCGAATCTTTTTTCGCCTTTTTTATCTATGTACTGTAGAGAACGAATCTGTCCTGATGTATTATATACAGGAACAATTAATCTACCATTTAATTGCTTCAACCCATAACTTTTAACTTTTTTATTCGTGAGATATTCATGGTCGATGGCTTCGTGGCAAATCTTAAACTTTTCCTGCATTTCAACTGCAACTTCATCTTGTCTTTGTTGCCTTTCTTTACGAGACTTAGCACTAGCCTCTTCCATTTGTTTTTGTAATTCTTGTCTATCTACAATACTAAGTTGGTTGGTATCTATGCTTGACCACTTGCCCTCAAAGCCTGTTTTCCAATTACCATAAGTGCAGAACATATGTCCGCCAACTTGATTGATAGCATAATAACCAGACTTTTGTCCGCCTGTGTCTGGTTTACCGCCTATTGCTTTTACTGGTACTCGTATTATCTCGCCAGTAATTTCTAAGAAGTCTACAAGCAATCCCTGTGCTTGCATCTCGTTTATTAAATCGTTTGTACTCTTACCTGTGCTAAAGCCTAAGTCGTTATAGAGTATGTCCTTTTTCAGGTACTTTGTTAAATCCATTTGCAGCTCTCTCATCATCTAACTGCGCTTGCACATTCGCCCAGTTTAGATATTCCCTAACAATAGTTGTGAAGATCCTTTTCCTGTTATCTCTGTTCCATTTATGCAATGGTTTTTGATCTTCCTTTACTGCTAGTTCTAAATAAATATCTTTGGTTTGTGCTATGGAATATTCTATCCCCTCGTCATTTAGTTGTGCTTTGTTTGGTAGTCTTTCTCCCTTACCAATCTTTTTTAAATGAGCCATACAGCACGCTCCAAGCCAGTAATCTCCCTCTTTGTAGAGTAGTGGCCCAGCTGGTGCTTTACAATATGCGCACAAGCTAGGCCTGTTTTTACCATCAAAATGGAACA